GGGGCCGCCCGCCACGATCAGCGGCCAGGATCCATCACGGTCTTTGGAATAAAACGGGATACCCGCCAGGTCCAGCATGGCCAGGATGTTGGTATAGGAAAGCTCGTATTGGAGGGTAAAGCCCACCGCGTCAAAATCCGTGAGCGGGTCTTTGCTTTCCATCGTATACAGCGGCAGCTGCAGCCGCTCCATTTCCGCTTTCATATCCAGCCAGGGCATGAAAGCGCGCTCACACCACCAGTTTTCGTGGGAGTTGAGCAGCTCATACAGGATCTTCTCCCCCAGGAATGACATGCCCACTTCATAGGTATCCGGGAAGCAGAACGCAAACCGCACATCCACGTTGTTTTTATCTTTATATACGCTGCCCGGCTCGCCACCGGTGTAACGGCCCGGCTTCTGCACCCGGCCCAGCGCTTCTTTCAGTTTTGGGTCAAACATCCATTTCCTCCATGACAGAATGATTTTCTATTGTTGTATTGTACCTTATTTGACCAAGGATTGCAAGAAAAGAAAGACACACAAACAAAAATCCCCGAAAACTGGCTTCACAAACCAACTTTCAGGGATTTCTTTTTGGAGCTACTGATCCGATTCGAACGGACGACCTGCTCATTACGAGTGAGCATCAATTCTGTAAATTATATCGTATTATCATCATTTATATAAATTCTTTGCGCCACCTTGTCGCCACCCGTTTCATTTCAGCGCCACCTCTTATTTCCGCTCTTCTTTCCCTTTCTTCCACAGCACATCCACCGCCTGGGTGATCGTCTCCGGAATGGGCACCCCCATCAGCCCGGCGTTCTCAATGATCGAGATTGCCTCGTTCGCCATAAAGCCGATGATGGCAGCATCCCGGATGAAGCTGGAACCCATCACCTTGTCCAGCTGGCAGGCTACCAGCACCACCAGCAGCGTCACGCCTTTGCGGCAGAGCCCTTTCCAGCCCGCCAGGCTTTCCAGTGCTCCGCTCTCCGTCTTGGGGCTGGTGTGGAAGATGCCCGCCACCATCAGCCCGGTGATGTAGTCGATGGCCATAAAGGTCACAAGCGCCGCCAGCGCCGTGTCCCAGCCGCCAAAGGCGGTGGCAATGGCCCCGCCTACAATGCCAATGATCGTGCACACTTCATTTTTCATGGTTCTTTCCTCCTATAATGTCCATCTACTCTTTTTCGGCCGGGTGTCCACATGCACCCAGCCCTTGGCCCGGCCGTTCTTCTTCGGGTACAGGCCGATGCCGCCGGTGTTCGGCAGCAGAGTCTCGGCGTACTGGGCCACAAACTCAGGCGGGGTGTCTTTCACCTGGATGTCTGCCGCGGTGCCGTACAGGTGCTGGCTCTTCGGGCTGCCACCCACTTTCTTGTTGTGGGTCACCGTGCGGTAGGCGCTGGTAATGGTCACCGGGCGGTTGAAATGGTCCCGGATGTTCTGCAGCAGCTGCACCAGTTCATCGCACACGAAGATCGTGTTGGAGCCATCCTTGCAGGCAAACTCTCTTACCCTAAAGTTGGCGCTCAGCCTCTTCTCGCCGTCCTTGGCGAGGGAATAACTTTCGATTCCCATGGTTTTTTCACCTCCATTTTGAAATTTTTACGATTGGCTGATATTCAGCTCCCGCCGGGCCCGCCTCGTGTATACGAGTTATGTAAAAGCAACAGACCTCACGATCAGTTGGAGATATTACTACCAGAACGGCAAGATTCCCATGGAACTGACCTGGGCATTTGTTCCGGCAGGCACTTCCAATCGAACGGTCAGCTATAGCTTTGACAGGAATGCGTTAAACTATTTCGACCTCGTAGAGTTGAGCAACGGCATAAAACTTACTGATAAAGCCAGCACTCATAAAAGCAATTTTAATATTACACTTACGCATCCGGACGGGATCACGTACATCGCAAAATGTAATTTTAATTATGATAGCAATTCTGAGTGGCGTGTAGTGATTACAAAGGCCTAATTAGTTGAACACATAGCTGAACCGCAAAACGGGTCCGTAGTTAGGCATGTAGCCTGATCCAATTTGAGTGCATGTGACAGTTTTTGTAATTCCGTCAACTGTTGCGGATAGAATGCATCTGTGTCCTGTGTAAGAGGGGGATTTTACCAGATAAATTCGGCATGTTGTATCAGTTACATCTACAAGTGCATAAGAAGTATAATCAAGACTCTTAATAGACCAGGAAACTTTTTTAGTTGTGGAATTTGACGGAGTGATGGCGGCACTAATAACGCCTGCTTCATTTACTGCACTTAATGTGATCCCTGTTGCTTTTACATAACTCGTATACACGAGCCTTGCCTTCCCGCCTACGCCAACGTACACTTTTTTGACTTTGCGGGCTTTGCCGCCTACGCCGACATACAGGGCTTTCACTTTGCGGGCCTTGCTGCCAACGCCCACCAATAAATTCTTTCCCATTTTGAAATCTCCTTACCACCGATACCTCGGCTTCTCCTCGTGGAACAGCCTCCACCGCAGTGCGTCATCCACAAAGATGCAGAGAACGCTCAGCGCCACCCACAGCAGGCTGAACGGCAGGCAGATCTGTCCCAGCAGGTTGCAGGGCAGGCCCGAGTAGTCCCAGATGCCGAGGCCCAGATATAAATTCAGGATGACCCCCGCCACCAGCTCCACGGCGGTCACCAGGGCGCTGCCGCAGAGCGCCTGCTTCCAGATGGGCATTTCCCAGGACAGGTAGTTGTTTAAGCCCCCGATGAGCACAAAGCACACCCCGCCCACGATGCCCATGGTCCAGTGGGTGCGGCCCCGCCAGAGCAGCTCCACGCCCATGTAGAGCATCCCGCCCAGCAGCGCTAAGATGGATAGCTTCACAAATTCCCGTTTCATCGCTCCATTGCTCCATTTTGAATTTTTCGCGCAAGCGTCAGCGAGACTGAGAGGTCTCCAGCTTCTTCACAATGGCCTCCACCTGCTCTTTTGCCTTCTGCAAGATGTCCGCCACCTCGGCTTTCAGGTCCTCGGGCAGCTCTACGCCATAGGAGATGCCTTTCAGCACCTCAAGGCTCGTCTCCCGGCCGATCCACTGCCGCAAAGCGTTGTTATAGGTGGTCTGCTGGGTGATGGCGCTCTGTTTTGCCGTGTACAGCGTCACGATGTCGGCTGCGGAGTACAGCTTGCACTGCTTTCCGTCTGCGTGGTAGGGGTAGGCCGTGGCCCCCAGCATCACCGCGTTGAACACGCCGTCGATGTTTGACTGGTCGGGCACCTCCAGTGAGAAATGCTCCTGCGTTCCGTCCCCGAACAGCACGTCGATGCCCGCCGTGATGGCTGCTTTGCAGGCGTCGGAAGCCGCTTTCAGCTTCTCGGTGCGCATGGCCTCCATCTGCTCTTCCTCGGTGGGCGGCATGGGCACTTCACCGTAGTCGTACACCGTGTAGGTGCTGTTTTCGATGCTGATGCCCCAGTATTTCTCGCCCGGGGCCGCATTCCGGTTGTGCTCCTCCACCGTCTTGCTGATGGCGTCGTAGGTACCAAAGTTCTCCCCCTCTTCCACCGGGGCAGTATAACCGGGTTGAATGATCTCCATATTCTATCCTCCTGCCAAGGGCAACAGGGCCCTCCATTTTGAATTTTCTCGAAACCTAAGCGAGACTGAGCGGTTTATTCCTTATTCATATACCAGCAGCACCACGCCGCTGGTCAGGGCACTCCCTGCCCCGGGGTCACTGGTCCGGCTCTGGATGCTGTACCCGCCCACATTCGCTGCCGTGGTGGCGTTCTTGGCAATATCTGCGCTCTTGGCATTGGTCGCGTTGGCCGCCGTGTCTGCCGACGCCGCGCTGGCTGCACGTGTGGCGCTGTCCGCCGTTCCCGCTGCCTCCGCTTTGCCCACCACACTTCCGTGGAAACTTCCATCGCTCCCAAACCAGCTCTTCACCGCACCGTTCAGTGCAAGAGCAAATCCGCTTGCCGCCCCCAGCAGGTTCCAGATCAGAGTCCCCCGCCCAGCTGCATCGGTCTGCAAATACACTTCCGCACCGTCTTCTTCCCCGCTCCACCCGATTTTTCTGGACGTCGCACTTTTCCCAATGGACGGGAATTTCAGCGGCCCGCTCAGGGTGCCCCCTGTCTTGTCAAACTTCTTTGCCAGCGCGTCCCCCGCCGCTTTGGCGTCCGCTGCCACATTTTCTTTTGTCAGCGTCTGGTCCGTGATCAGGCTGAACGCCCCCTCACTGCCCACGCTCATTGGCCCAAATGCCATTTTTAATCTCCTTTTCTCTTAAGCTCCCCTTTCAAGGGGAGCTGGCGCAAAGCGCCTGAGAGGTCTTAACGAAATAGCGCTCTTACTCATACACAAACAAAAATTTGTTCGTCGTCAGGCTGCTTCCCGCCCCCGGGTCGCTGGTCTGCACCCCAAAGGTAAAGCCGTTCACGCTGTTCGCCGTGCCGCCTGCCGAGCCTGAACCCGCATAGTTGTGGGTGTGGCTGCTGTTGGCCTTTCCGTTGAGCTTCGTGTCCATCTCGCTCTCGGTGTAGTAGCGGCCATCGTGGTTGTGGCTGGCTGCTGCAAAATCTCCGGTGTTTTTCACGGCGGCCGTCCCCAGCCCGTCTACCTGCTCCGCTTTGGTGGCCGGGTAAAGCAACATCTTGTTGCCACTTGCGTCCTTACAGGTCATCAGAACCTTTGCTTCTGTCGTCGCCAAAGAGCTCTCCTCCTTTCCGGCCTCTTAAAGGATCTGGAACCACAGGTCGCCCGCTTTCAGGCCCGTCGGTTCACTGGCCTGGGCGTAGATCACCGGCATGGCAATGTTTACCCCCTTGCTGGTAACGGTCTGGGCCGTGCCGTTCACCTTGATGGTCTCGATCTTGTTCACCTGGGCACCGCTGGCGATCCCGTCCAGCTTCTTTTTGTCCGCTGCGGTCATCAGGCCATGGGCGCTCTGGGTCGCGTCTGCATAGGTCGTATTGGTCGAGGGGATGCCCAGGTTCGTGATGTCCGCTTTCGTCACAGCCGTCACAGCACTCACATGGCCCGTTGCATCCACGGTGACTTTCCAAAAGCCGGAACTCTGTGCCGTGTAGCTCGGGTGGGTGTACTTGTTGGCCCCCGTTGCAATGCCGTCCAGCTTCGTCTTGTAAGCAGCGGTAAAGTCGTTGGTGGAAAGTCCCTTGCCGGAAACTTTCTGGACATAGCCGGAAAGGTCCACCGTGGTGTCGTCCAGCTGCTCCATTTTGAAATTTCCGCTGCTGTCTTCCACTTTGGCGTAAATGTCATAATGTCTGGTCGTGCTGTTCCACACCAGATACAGGATGTTCTCTTTGGCATCCGCCACGGCCGGCACACTGCTGGCTTTCTTGAAGCTGGCGTGCTTGCTGTTCGCCACGCCTGCTGCCACCGCCGTGTCCACCTGGCTCTTGGTCTGGTAGGAGCTGTCGTTGGTCAGCTGGCTCACCTTGGTGGGCACGGTAATGTTCACACTCTTGTCGGAGGCAATCGTCTGCGCCGTGCCGTTCACCTTGATGGTCTCGATCTTGTTCACCTGGGCCCCTGCCGCAATGCCGTTCAGCTTGTTCAGCAGGTCCGTGGTAAAGTCGTTAGTGGAGAGCACCTTGCTGCCGTCTTTCTTCACGTAGCTGTTCAGGGCATTCGTGATGTCCTCCGGGGTCGCCTTGCCGTTCAGGGCCGCAATGTATTCCGCCAGCTTAGCCGAGAGCGTCACCTCGGTACCGTTATCGTCCAGCACCACATTGTCGGTGTTGGTCTTGAGCATCAGGTCGGTGATCACGCCCTCCACCAGTGCCCGCACAATTGCATTTTTTACACTTGTTGCCATATCTTTACCCCTTTTCTGTTATAGGATCGTAAAATCGTATCGGTCCTGGCTGCTCTGGGTGCTGAGCTCTTCTTCCGGTTCGGTATCCGCTGCCGGGTCTACTGCCACCCAGAGCCGCGTGTTTCTGGGCGGTTCGCTGCCGTCAAAGGAAACGCCCACTTTCTCCCGCAGCTTTGCGTTCATCTCGTCCTCGGTGTAGTACTGGTCGTCGTTCACAAGGTCGCTGACCTTGGTGGGCACAAACAGGTCTACGCCCTTTCCGTCCTGGATGTTCTGCTCCGCGCCGTTCACACAGATTTTTTCCAGTACGTTCTCCTGGTATCCCGCGTCGTTTTCCAGCTGCCCCACCCGAGTGGGCACAGGGATGTCCACCGTCTTGTTCTCATCCGGCGTCAGGAGCTGGCCGTTCACTTTTAGCCGTTCCAGCACATTGGCCTGTCCTCCGGCCTCTTCCAGCGCCCCGATCTGCTGTGTCAGTTCCCCAGTCACCTGATTAAATTTCTCCCCCAGCGCCCGCAGCTGGCTCAGTTTTGCTAAAATCACTTCATCTGCCATGGAACAGCGCCTCCATCATATCCTCAAACTCTTCGTCCGTCGCCGCCCGCGTCGAGATGCCGCCGCCACTGTCCACGTCCATGCCATCGCCGATTTTCACAAGGCCCAGCTCTGTCCGTGTCGCCGGGCGGTTCACCGGCTCTTCTTTCCGCAGCAGCATCAGGATCACGTCAATGTTCGCCTCCGGCTGCCGCACCGCGTAGAACCGCACAAACCCGTCGTAGGTCTCCACCACGCTGGCCAGCCCCGCCGGGGTGGCCGCTTCAAAGTTTTCCAGCCCCGTCGTCGCCAGTGGGGTCAGCGTGGCCAGACACCCTGCCACCGGTACGTCGCAACAGTAGCGGTTCGGCCCCACCGGGGCCTCCATCTGCTTCCAATCCGTCACCGGCAGGGTCAGCTCATAGCTCAGGGTGCCCACGCCAAACAGCGTCAGCACCAGGTCAATATCTGCTGCGGGCACCCGCATGGCAAACAGCCGCAGCGCTCCGTTCCGTGTCTCCACAGCGTTGGCCACACCCGCTGCCACCGCCGCCGCATAGCTTTCCAGCCCCGTGGCTGCAAAGGGCGAAAACTGGTCTGTCAGTTCTTCCACCGGGATGTCGCAGGAGTAGTGATAGGGCCCCCGGGCTGGGTCCAGCGGCTTCCAGTCTGCCTGCACCGCCGTCAGGTCGTAGGTTTTTAGGTATCCGCCGCTGTAGTCTTTCTTGGCGTTCGCAATGGCATCCTTGGCGCTCTCGCTGTACTTTTTGGCGGCATTCTCGCTGGCCGCACTTTTCTCAGCACTGACTGCGCTCTCTTCCGCACTGGCTTTGGCCCGCTGTGCCGCGTCCTTGCTCTCCGCCGCGCTGTCTGCCGCAGCGCCGGCACTGGCCGCGGCTGTTTCTTCGCTGGCCTTGGCCTCAGCAGCGCTCTTCCGGGCGTTCTTGGCATCTCCCCGGATGGTCTCCACAAACTTCTCGTACATGGATTGCGGGATGTCTTCCTCGCCCGTGGTCTCCAGTGTCTCGTAGCACTCGTATCTGGCCGGTTTCGTCATAGCCCGGTATCCGTCCCCGCCAATGGCCGAGAGCATCCACAGGCCCCTCTTTTCCGCCGTCCAGTTCTTGGTCACCGGGGCGCTGTTCTCATAGTCCAGTACCTGCGGTGTGGGCAGGGCCCCGCTCATCCGCTGCACATGCAGCGTCACAGCGCAGTCTTCCCACTCTTTCGGCAGCTCAAACCGCAGCCGGTCCACCTGCGCCGAGCCAATGCCGCCCAGGTACAGCGTCTCCGGGTTCGCCCGGAACGTCGAGCCGTTGTCCTGCAATTTTCGGATTTTGATTACCACTTCGCTCATATTTCTCTTCCTTAATTCCTGACGCTCCCACAAATTTCTTCTTTCCCCCAGCCTATCACACTTCTCCCCACAAAAATACTGCGGACATTTGCAAAATCCCCTCTGGCCGCACAAAAGGGAGGCCCCTCGCCGGGTGCCTCCCTTTTTGTACTTCATTATGGTCATGGCTCTCCCATTGGGAGAGCTCCGCAACGCGCCGCCGCAGGCGGACGGAAGCGGTGAGAGGGCTATCTCAGCCCTACCCACTCGTCTGTGGTCTTTTCGGCCTGTTCCTCCTTTTTCTTGGCCTGCTTCACCCACTGCTCAAAGGTCTTTCTCTCGTACAGCTTGCCGCCGCTGTCGTCTTCCAGCTTCAGCAGCATGGCCTCCATCTGTGCCCTGTCGTGGTCATTGCCTGCCAGGTACACCGGTTTCACCAACTCTGTCACTTTGCTCTTTAAGTCGTCAGCTTTCTTGCCCGCAGTCATCAGGCGGTTGAGTTCGTCCTGTACGTCTTTCACCCGGCCAGAGTCCAGTGCGTCGGAAAGGTCATCGTACAGCCCGGCCCGGCCGCCTTTCAGTTGGGCGTTGGCTACGTCGGTGATGGCTCCGGTCACCAGGTCGATCACCTGCTCCCGCTTGGCTGCATCGGCCTTATCTGTCCGGTCAATGCCCAGCGTCTCGTACAGTCCCAACACCATGTCCCGGGTCAGCTGCTGCCGGGTGGCATCGTCTCCGGCCACCTGGGCTTTGGCCGCTCTCTGGATGGTGTCGTCGTACTTTTTCATCCGGGTCTTGAGCTGGCTGTAAATTGTTTTGTCGTCCTTGCCCATGGCTTCCAACTTGGCCCGGGCAGCTGCCGCTTCCTCTGTGTCGCCATTCCGGATGGCGTTATAGAGGCGGTCGTACTGTCCTGTGGCAGAGGCAGGCAGGGAGTGGAAGCTCAGCTTTTCCCCCGTCTTCCCGTCGGTCGCTGCGTACAGCAGGTTCCCTCCCCAGGCTTCGGCGGCATTCCACAGCTTTTCGGCATTTCCGGCCGGGAGCCCCTGCAGTTCCAGCCCGTCCATCATCAAGGCCATGGCCTGGCGCCGCACTTTTTCGTGGTAGGCGGTCAGCTCCTCTTCGTCCATCTCGCTGGTGTCAGCGGCCAGCACTTTGTAAAACCGCATGGCTGCCGTTCCCAGGTCGTTGATGGCGCTCAGGTTCGCCGCGCTCACCACATCGTAATCCTTGCCGCCCGCCACGTTGCTCACCAGGTTGTATGCCTCGGAGCCGTAGAGGAAGTTGCCCGCAGCACTCCCGGCAAACAGGTCGGTGAACCGTCTCAGCAGGCTCTGGGCGGTCACGTCGCCGTTCTCGTCCTGCTCCCGGTCCCAGCGGTGGAGCAATACGTCGGCGCCCATCTTCATCAGGGCAAACACAGCCGTCTGCACGATCTGGCTGGCCACGGCCCGGTTCAGCTGTTTTCCGGCCCGCTGTACTTCGGCCCGGTTTTCGTCGCTGGCTTCTGTCTTGTACCGTGCCCGCTGTGCCTGGTAGTCGCCCACCGCATCCGCCAGGATGCCGTAGTTCTGGAAGCGCTGGGTCGTGAACATGGTCAGCGTCTTCACCAGCTCGCTGTCGCTGCGCTGGATGCCTGCCCGCTGCATGGTGGTGTAGTTGGGCTGCGTCTCCTCAATGACTCTCTGGTACATCTTGTTGACCGCATCCCAGTAGGCCTCACTTCTTCTACTCTCGGCTCCCCTGTCAGGGGAGCTCCCAGCAGCGCCGCCATCGGCGGACTGCGCAGGTGAGAGGTTAAACTCCTCTGCATGGCGCTCCACATATCGCTTTGCGCCCTCCCACAGAGCCGCCACCGTGATCTCGTCCATGCCGTTGATCCAGCCCGTCAGGCTCTTGGGCAGCTTGTCCATGGCGTTCTGGGCCAGGCCCTTGTCCACACCAATGGAGGCAAGCTCTCCCTCCTGGGAGCCTCGCATTCGGTAGCGCAGCAGCACGTCCCCGTGCTGGCTGATTTCTGCTTCCAGCGCGGCCCGCTGTTTCCCGGAAAGGTTCTTCACAAATGGCACCACCGCTGCCATGGTATCTGCCCCCAGCACTGCGCCTGCCGTAGGCAGAGAGGCTGCCTGCGCAATGGCCACGCCCGGGTTCAGGGTCAGCACCGCCCCGGCATAGTTGCCGCGCAGCCTGCCTAGGGCCGTCATGCTGCTCTTCCGGGCTTTCCGGCCCGGGGTCTGCAGGTCGGTCAGCAGCTCGTCGATGTAATCCGTCGCGCCGGAGCCCCAGTGCTCTTTGATGATCTTGTTTTTCAGCACGCCGATGCCCGCCTCGGTCTCCACCGTGCTGTTCAGGATCTTCTGCACGTCCCGGATGGGCGCTGCCAGACCCGCGTAGGCCGCCGTATCCCGCAGGGAGCGCTGCACCACATTGTTGCACTCTTCCAGCAGGATGGGCTGGCTGCTCTTCACACGGTTTTTTAAGAAGCCGCGCCCCTCGATGGTGGCATCCAGCTTCAAGCCCTCGATTTGGGTTGCCAGCTGGGTCTTGTCCACCGCAATGGGGTAATAGTTCTTCACGGTGGCCCGCTGGTAGCCCAGCAGCTTCATGCTGGTCTCGTTGATGAGATTGGTGGTGTACCGCCCAAAGAAGTCTTCCATGTCCTTGCACCATGCCCGGTCGTAATCGGTCATAGTCTTTTCGACGGTCTGCACAATGGTGTCCGCCATCGGGGTGCCGTCGGCGTTCAGCAGGCTGCCCAGCATCACGGTCTGGCCTTTCTGGTAGGCCGCCTCGATGTCGCCTTTGTGGTAGAGCTTCGCGTCCGGCAGGGTCAGGCCGCCTGTCAGCAGGTGGTTCCGGCTGTCCGCATTTTTCAGGTGCATGTACAGGCTGCACAGCTGGGCGTGGGTCAGGGGCACCGCGTTGCCCTTGGTGTCTTTCAGTCCCACGTCTACCAGCTCCGCGCCTGGGCCCGCAAACTGTTCCATCTCCTTGTGGTGGCTCCTGCCTGTCACGTTGTCAAACAGGGCCTCGCCCTCCACCAGGATCTTCGTCTGCCTGCGCTGGCCCTCGTTCAGCATGGTGGCCATCTGTTCCATCTGGCTGTTCTTCGCATAGCCGCCCAGCATCCGGAACACTCGCACGCCGCCCAGCATGTCCAGGTTGTACCGGGTCGCCGCCTTGCGCAGCCCGGCCCATTTCTCGCCCGGCTCGCTGCCCTTGGCGTCCAGCACCTCGTGGGCCGCGTTCATGGCCATGGCGTCCACCTCTTTCGCCTTTTCCAGGCTCAGGGTCTTGTTGGCCGTCCGGATCACATGCAGCGTGCTGGCCGTGATGGCTTTCAGCATCCGCATCTGGTCCACGGTCATGGGCAGGTATACCCGGTTTTCCGTCTCGTTGATCCGCTGCTGCAAACGGTCCTGCAAGGCCCGGGCCTTTTCGCTGTCTGGCAGGGCCCTGGCCTCGGCCATCTGTTTGTTCAGACGGTCCAGCTGTGCCTGCTTGGTCGCCTTCAGGTCCATTTCCAGTGTGTCGATCAGCTTCACCACACCGCTCTGCTCCCAGTCCACGCTCACGCCGCTGGCGCTGCCCTCGGTGCCCTGTGCCACCTGGATGCTGGTGCGCAGGGCTTCCAGCCTCTGCACGGCCTTAAGGTTCATCACAGTCAGGTCGGCCAGCTTTGCCACCTCTGCTGCCTGCACGATGAGGCTCTTCTGCACATACTTGCCCGGTGCAGGCCGCAGCACCATCTGGTTCAGCTGGGCCGCGTTCCGCTGGATGCTTCGCCGGAGTTCGTCTTTCTGGCGTCCCTCCCGGGCTTTCTGCACCCGCTTTTCCGCCAGTGCCTTGGCCACGGCAATGTCCTCATCCCGCTGCTGCCGTACCACCTCAATGGCAATTGCATTCTGCTGGGCCTGTTGCTGCTGCCAGGCTTCTGCCTTGCGCTGGTTCTCCTGCTCCCATTCCAGGATGTCGTTTTCCTGGAAAATGAGCTGCCGCTCGGCCCGGTCTGCCCGGCGCTGTTCCCCTGCCACCTGCCGGGCCAGCTCCGCGTTCTCCGCTTTCAGCTGTCGGCGCTCCAGGGCAATGTCGTCCAGCATCTGTCGCCGTTCCTCCCGCATCCGCTGCTTTTCGGCTTTCCATTCCCGGTCGTAGGTCTCCCGCAGCACTTCCAGCTTTTCGTTCAGGTCCCCGATGTTCGAGATGTCCACACCCAGCATGTCCAGGTTCTGGTCCATCAGCCTCTCGGCTGCCCGGTTCTTCTGTTCCTGCCGGGCAAAGGCCTTTGCCTCGTCGCTCTGGGCAGCAGCCTTACTGTTCTCGTACAGCCTCCGGTTAAACTCCCGGGTCTGCTCTCTCTGGACCCCTTTCAGGCTCTTGAGCACTTCGGCTGCTCGCTCCTCACTGCCTGCGGCCGCGGCAGCCACTTCCCGGTTGTGTTTCTGGATGCCATTGAAGATGGTCTGCACGTCGGTCATCTCATTCAGGTTCATCACCTCGCCCAGCATCCGGCCTGCCAGCTCCACCTTGGCGTCCTCATACTCGGCCACGTCGGCAAAGCGGCTCATCATCCTGGGCTTGATGGCATCATGCACGTTCATCAGCACTTCCAGCCACTCGGTGCTTTCCATGCTGGCAGCCCCTGCCACACCCGCGTTCTTGGCTGCCGTGCGGAACAGTCCTGCCGCGCCGTCTTTCATGCCGCCCACACTCCGGGTGTCGTTCACGATGCTCTCATATTGTTCCGCCGGGTTGCCGTCCCGGTATCCGGCTTCCCGCCGCAGCTGCACGCCATGGCTTCTGGCGTCTTTCACCGCCGCGCCCCAGGTTCCGTACCGCCGGGTAAGCTCTGCCTCCGCCTGTCCACCCTTGGCCACAGTATAGCTCAGGTCATGCAGTTCCGGGTACTGGTCCCACAGCTCTGTGTTGCGGTAGGTCGCATGATCCAGCACCTCTCCTGCCAGCACTTCGGCCATGCTCTGGGCCTTTTGCATGTCGGCCCCGTCGGCTTTCAGGTACTCCACCAAAGGCCGCAGCTCCTTGGCAAACTCGCTGGAATGCAGTTTGCCTTTGGCCCCGCTGCCCTTGATGATCCGCAGCGCCATCCCCTCCAGGCTGTCGTCCGAGATCCGCACACCCCGGGTGATTCCAAAGAAGTCCATCAGGGTCTTGAGGGAGGCGTCCCGCTCTGCAATAGCCCGGCTGGCCTGTCGCTGGGTGTTCTTCCGGGCGTCCTTGTCGGCGCTCTCTGCCATCTGGAACCGGACGTTCGGCACCTTGTTCAGCAGCTCTGCCCGCTGGGCCTCGTCTCCGGCCTTGTACTGCTCCACGGCAATGCCGTGCTCTTTCAGGCTGTCCACCAGCGCCGCGCTGGCATTGTCCGGCAGGATCGCGGCTTTCACTTCTTCAAAGCCCACAGCCCGCTGGGGCTTTGCCTCAAAGTATCCGGTGGGGATGGCAGCCACGTCCTTGTACAGCTGCCGGATCAGCGCCGCCGTATCCTTGCTGATGCTGTAGCCCTCCTTGGCAAACGCCTTGCCAATGGCCGTGGTCATCTGGCTGCCCTGCGCGGCCCGCAGCAGGATGTCGCCCAGGATTTCCCGTTCTTCAAAGCTGTTGCTCGTGTGGGGCTCCGTCTCGCTGCGCAGCTTGCTGAGGATGGTCTCGATCTGGCCGTCTGCCTTTTCCAGCAGGGCTTTATACTCCTCCTCCGGCATCTGCTGCAAGCGTCCTTTGTCTGCCCGCACTTCGTCCAGGTTCTTATACTCCGCCGTGGCCGTGCTCATCAAGGTATTGGCCGAGAGTCCCCACGCGCCTTTTCCCCGGGCTTCCTCCTGGTTCATGGCTGCCACAAGGTTTTCCAGGGTGTAGGGGTTGTGCAGCTGGGCAAAACTGCGGCGGTTGCCCTGCTTGGTGTAGGGATCCTTTCCGTTGTAAATACCCTTTTCTCCCAGAATCTTCTCCATTTTGGGCAGCAGCCAGGAGGCCACATCGGCGTCCGGTGCCTTTTCCCGCAGCTCCTGCTGCATGGCGTCAGTATCCTGCACCAGCTTGCCCGCAATGTCTTTGGTCGTTACATACTCGTATGCGTTTTCCAGCCGGGACCGCAGCATGGGCGCGATCAGCCGGGCCGCTTTGGCCTGTGCCTTTTCCTCGCTCCATCCCAGCTCTTCCATAGCCCAGGCCGTTTCTGCCTGCCGCACCTCGTCCAGCACCGCGTTGGCCCGGTCATGGTTCCCGCTCACCACGTCCGTCTCCACGATGTCCCGCAGCACGCTCTCCCCGCCAATAGCCTCCATGATCTTCTCATAGCGCTTCTTCTGGCTCTCAGTAAACCGCACCTCCGGCTTTGTCACCACCTGGATGTCCTCGCCCTTGTCGGCCAGATACGCCGCCTTAACGGCATCGTTCTGGGCCAGGCTTTCCGCCAGCTGCTTCGGGCTCTGGCTGGAGGCCTCCATGTTCAGCGTGCCGGTCAGCACACTGCCCCGGGCAAAGGCCCCCTTGGCGGTCTGGCGGCTCAACTGTGCCAGCTCCGTGTTCAGCTTCATGGCCTGGTCCGCATTCACCTTATACTCCACATTCGGTCTTGTCGGCGTCCAGGCATCTGAGCCATACACCCGGTTTGCACGGTTGGCCATAGGGTCAATACTGTCCGGGCCAAACACCAGCGAGATGGGGCCATACTGGCTGTGTCCCTCCTGGGCTTTCACCACCGCAATGGAGGGCGAGGGCATCCCACCCAGATCCAGCGCTTCCCGCAGGTTTTCCTCGGTCAGGTTGTGCACGGCAACCAGCTCTTTGGTCTCATTTGCTTCCACCGGGCTGGCCAGCTGGAACCGGGTAGTTTTCTTCACAGGTTCATCTGTCCGGGCGTTTTCCACGCTTACGCTCTTGACATTTCCATCGGAATAGCGTAAACTAGCAATGGAACCATACTTGGTTATGCGTAACGGCAATTGGAGCCCATTGACAGCTAACCAAGTATTGGTTCTATTTTTATTGGGGTCGATGTAAAGGATTTCATCACGGTTCAAAAGGCCCTGCACATTTTTCTTTCCATAGGCGCTCGTCACCACAATGTTATCCATTTCCAGCCCGCCCCGGCTTGTCGGCAGCAGCTCCAGCGAAACATCCACAGGCTTCCCGGTCTGGTCATAAACTTCGCCAAACATATAGATACGGCTGGCATAGTCCGCATTTCGGCTTGTGTCAGAATGGAGCACAACAATAGGGCTTTCCAGAACCTGCGGCACCTGTTTGATGATTTCTCTTGTCATAATAGAGTCATCCATTCCGGCCCGGAAGTTTTCTGCACTGTGTTTCTGCAAAATTTTCCGAATCTTGCCGCTGTCCCAGTAAATATTCTGGTCCTTTACGCCAATGCTTTGTAACACTTTTGATGTCGAGCCCACAAGGATTTGCTTTGACCATACTTTTGCATTTACATCCAGTTCATCAATGGCTTTTTCAAATCCCTTGTCAATTTCAAACCGTGTTCCCAGTTTTTCCGCCGCGTCCTCGGTCTTGAGGGCTGCGGCGTTTTTATTTTCGGCGGCTTTTGCAGCACGCAGGTTGTCCATGGCCTTTTCGGCATGGGCAAAGTATTCTTCCTGCAATGCCCGCTTCTCGGCTTCTGCCAGGCGCTGGGCTTTCCTGGCTGCGGTATTCTCCGGGTCAATGCGCAGCACTTCCTTGGCTTTGGAGATGATGTTTTCCAGCATGGTCTTCACCTGCTGCATCACCTTGTGGATACTTCCGGCACGGCCTGCGTTCTTGTCCGCCTGCTCCCGCTGGAACTGAGCCCACCGCCGCACACTCTCCTCGCTGTCAAAGATGCCGCCCCAGGCATCCGCCACCAGCTCTTCCGCTGCCTGCTCATAGGTCAGACTCTGGGCGGCATAATCGCCCATCTTGGCCCGGATCATCTCGTCTATGGTTTCATAGCCATTCTTCTGGGCCAGGTACAGCAGTACATGATCCTGCAAAGTCTTGGCACCCTCAGCGTCCAGTGCGTTATACCAGTGGTAGTCCTCGTGCAGTACGGTAGAAAAAACATCCTGCGCACTGTCACCAAAGAAAATGCGGGCTGTCTCCGTGTCCACATAGGCCCGGACATTCGCATTCGGTGCCCCGTCCGGCCCATTCAGTACGCTTTTCAGCACCGCATCAGTGCCCGTACCCTGGGCGTTCAGGCGGATGATCTGGCTGGCCACAGCATCTTCCGGGCGCAGGGTGCCGCGGTAGTAAGTCACACCCTCGCCGCTGGTGCTCTGGGCTCCCAGGGCACCGCCCAGCTTCTTCATCTGCTGGGCCCGGGCTTCCTGCTCGCCTTTGCCGTAAAGGTAGGCCTGCTCCAGCACGTTCCGCCCGGTGCTCTTTTCCAGCACCATGTTCACATTCAGGCCCAGGGCATTCTCACTGCCCGCCAGCCGCAGCGCCTTGTCAAAGGTGTCCACGTCCTCCATCTGTCCCAGCCGGTACATGCTGGAGGCTGCCGCTGCATAGGTGTCCGCGTTCAGCCCGCTGGGCATCTGCTTGCTCAGGTTCTCTGCTGCCTTTTCGCTCACCTGCCAGCTCCGCAGCTTCTGCTCCACCCGGTTCATCTTCTGGTTTTCCGTGGGTGCTTCCTGCAGCCCAATGGTCTCCCGCAGCTCTGCCGGGCTGCTTTCCACACTTTCCCCGGTATTCTCCACGGCCTGGTTCTGTGTTTCCGCACTTTCCACCCTCGGCAGCAGGGCCCGCTCTTCTGCGTCCGCCGCAACCTGGGCGGTCTGCTCAGAGTTGCCCGACATGCCAATGGCTCCCCTTTCAAGGGGAGCTGGCGCGTCAGCGCCTGAGAGGTCCTGCCGGGCCAGTGCTCTATCAGAGGAGCTGTCTGCTGCTCTCGTTTCCTGGTTCTGTGCCGCCTGCTGCTGTGCTGCAATGCTGCGCAGCATTCTCCGAGTGGCCGCTGCCGTTCCGGGCAGCTGCACCCCATAGGCCACTTCAAAAGCCGCCCGGTTGGCTTCATTTCCCACCTCCGGGGTAAACAGCCCGATGGTCTTTCCCGTCAGGCTGTCGCTTGCAGCCACCTGGGCAAACTGCCGCACCGCCGGATTATCACTCACTCTGCCCTCTGCCGCAGGGCCCACTACTTCACGATTCATTGCACCCATAGCGGTCTGCTCAGAGTTGTCCGACATGCCAAGGGCGTCCTCCCTCTGTCGCTCCGCGACATCTCCCTCCGGCCGGAGGGAGTCTGTCCTGTCAGGGGAGGTGTCACCATCGGTGACGGAGAGGTTCTGCCGGGCCAGCGCTCTATCAGAGGATCCCGCAGCCTCCCCCGGCTCCATCGTGCGCTCCAGCGCCTTGCGCTGCTGCCGGGCCGCCTGTTCTGCATCTGCCTGAGCAGCATAGTATTCCGCCTGCCCCACCAAACTGGAGTCGCCGCTGTTGTACTTGGCCAGCCCGGTGCCCACAGCACCGCCCAGCGCACCGGATGCACCGCCGGAAAGGCCGCTCTCCAATGCGTTCAGGAACGTCTCTTTGCTGAACATCGTCTTGGCGGCTTCCTCGTCGCCCAGTGCAGCATCAATAGCCTGGTCTGCATAGGTTTCCACAAAGGCCTGCATGGCGTTGTCCATGCCGCCGGAAATAGCATTGGCCACCGCCGGGTAATTCTTGGCCAGGGCCCCGTCCCCGGCAAGCCCCCGCACCCAGTCCGCGATCTGCCCTGCCACCGTGTCCTTGGCATAGTCTGAGCCCATGGTCCGGGCCAGGTCCGCCGCACCCACGCTGTTGATGGCCCAGCCCGCACCAAACTTGGCCAGGCCTCCAGCCAGTGCCTTGCCCGCACTCTGGCCGCTCTCCACGCTCTGGCCCATGGCCTCTGCGGCACCCTGTGCACTCAGCACGGGCAGCACCGCAGCCGGGTTCACGCCCGCCACAGCCAGGTTTTCTGCCGTGCTGGTAGCCACACCCAGCGCTGTCCGGCCCACCGGAGAAAGGCCGCTCTGGGCCGCTGCATTCAGCTGCTGGCCGCGGTGATAAAGCTGGTAGCCCAGGCTCTTCTCCGGGTCCACACTGTCCTGCACTTCTGTCCCGGCAATGCGGGCTTTCATGCTGTCGATTTCTTCCCGCGTGAAGCCCTGCTGCAACAGGTCACCTGTGCTGTATTTCGGCTGGTATTCCATGTCGGTCTCCATCAGCCGCTCATACAGGTTTTTCTCCCGGGGGCTCTTGGCCACTTCCGCCTCCAGTGCTTTCCGGTTGGCCGCACTCTGGGCAAGGTTCTTGCCTGTCTGTACCGCATATTCACCGGCCAGGAACGGTGCTGCTGCCACCGTGTCCGCCACACCACCAATGGTATTGGCCGTCCGCCGCACGCCTCGCTTCCAGGCAGGAATGGCATCCAGCGCCGCGTTCATCTGCCGGGCCGTGTCGATCTGCTCCTGCGTCCAGCCGCCCTTGGTGATGAGGTCTTTGTCCGTGTAGACCCCGTGGGTGTTATCCACACGGCGCACTGCATCGGCCAGGTTCTTATTGTCGCCCGTGTCCAGCCACTGGTTGATGGCATCAAATTCATCCGTCTGGCTGTGCTGGTCGTTGTACTGTTTCTGCTTCTGGGCCAGGCTCCCATAGATGCTGCCTGTACCCTCTGCCAAAGGCAGCAGGGCCCGCTCTTCTGCGTTCCCCACAGCCTGCGCGGTCTGGTGCTGTTGTCCGGCCTGCCAAGGGCTCCCCTGATAGGGGAGCTGGCGAGCGTCAGCGAGACTGAGAGGTTTTCCCCACTTTGCCGCCGGGCTCTGTCGGGCCATTGCCCCGCCTGTCCGGTAGCTGTCCATCTCGCTGGCAAAACCCAGATTGTGGTTTGCCCGGTACTCGTCCAGCGCGTCGGCGTATACATTCCCGCTTGCTTTCTGGGCCGTCTCTGCGTGCCACTGGCGAATTTGTTCCCGGGAAACGCGCTCATTTTCCACAGGTGCGGCAGTCGTCTGCTTTTTGGTCATCGGTTCGGCAGCAGCCTTTTGCCGCTGCTTTTCCATCGCGCTCCACTGCGCGATCTGTGCTTTTGTAACCGCCATTGCTTTCTCCTTTCGCTCACAGCCGATTCAGCGCCTGATAAATTTCCTCATCAGTGTAGCCCTGTCGGCTCAGGCTACCGTAAATCTGCTCGTCGGTATAGCCCTTTTCTCTCTGTCCGGCTGCCGCGTTTGCTGCCACGTCCACCCGCGAGAGTTTTCCGCTGGTGTTGCCTTTTGTGCTGTTTGTGCCTTTCTGCGCCAGCGCATTGTTCGGCAGCCCCCACTTGCTTCCCATGTTCAGGTTCGTCAAAGCGCCGGCACTTGGCGCGGTATAGGCGCTCTTGCTTCCCGTTCCCTGCGGCAGCATCCCGGCCTCTTCCAGGATGTCGGCATAGATGGCCTTGGTTGGATCATCGTCACTCAGAGACTGGTATTTGCCCAGTGCTGTCAGCACCTGGCTGTTGGTCCAGCCGCTCCCGCTCTTGCTGCTGCCAGACGTACTGCGGGAGCTGCCGCTACTCCGTCCAGAACCGCTGCTCTTCCCACTGGCCGAGAGGGATTTACTCAGCAGCTGCTTGTTCATGTACTCCTCAAAGGCCCGGTTTGCAACGGTATCATAGCTGTCGATGCTGTCCTGCGGCATTCCCAGAATGTCCAGGTAGCTGTACGCGCCCGCCTGGTCGCCGCTGCCCATCAGGCCGGAAGCAGTGGCCAGCCCCGAGAGCTGGTCTTTCCAGGTAATCGGCGTCTGTCCGGTGTAGTTGTCCAGGATCCCGGGGTCTACTTTGTAGGCCTCCAGCACCGCCTTGGCCGCATCATCAGCCCCCTGCTGTTTCAGGTTCACCGCGTAGTTGATGGCCTGCGCCTGGGCCTGCTGCTGTTGGGCCGTATACCCTTTGTACCCGTCGTAGGCCGTCAGCGCCGCAGAGCCAATGTTCTTTACCCAGCCCCACAGGTTTTCCTTGTCGCTGGCGTATTCGTTCCGGGCCT